CACTAGCAAATGGAAAATAGTCTATTGCATATTCATAAGTTCTTTGTAATAAATTTACTTTTGAATTTGCAGGAACGTCTGTGGTTGAAACACTTGTAGTATAGTTTACATTTCTTACAACTAATGTATCAGCAGGTAAACTAACTACTGGGTCAGAAGCTGTAAATGAAAAAGTAGAGTAGTTATCTAAACCAGAATCATCTAGTTCTTTTACTATTCTACCTTCAGCTTTTTCAACAAAGTAAGGAATATGCTCTTCAAACTCTGCTGAATTATTTTCTATTGTATTTATTATATCTGTTTTAAGAAATGAATAATTAGGCACTACACTATCCTACTATTAAGGTAACACTACCTGCATCTGGTGTAGATATAGTAACTGTTGCACTACAAGCAATACCCATTTCTCCAAAGTACATATCTGATTCTGCACTTGCAGGAACTTCATAAGTTACTAAGGTTCCTGTTTGGTCACCAATAGCAATTACACCTGCTATAGTTGAATATGAATGAATACCAATTATTCTATTCTTTGCAGTAGAGCTGATAATAACACCATCTCCACCTCGTTTATTAAATGTCTTAATATTTGTTGCCATTTTAAATCCTTATAGTAGGGAGAGTATATTTCAACTCCCCCTAATTATTAATGGTTAAGCACCTTGATTACCAAACCAACCTCTCCAGTCAGATACTCCAAAAGAATATCTTTCTCTGGCTTTAAATCTGAGGTTGCCAGTATCAAAATCTGGTTCCATTTTGGTTTGTAAAGGTGTTCTATTGAACATCTTTGTACCATTAGGAACATCAGTTTTGAAAAAGTAAGCATTAGTATCAGTAAATCTTCTGTTAGTAAAATAACCACTTGGGAATACTCCTAAGTTTCTAACAGAGTTTATGTCATTATCTGCACTACCTACAATTCCTGGTGTATTTAATAATACATCAGCAGTAAACATTAAGTCTATTGGTACGTGTAAAGATACAGCAGATGAACCAATTAAGATTCCTCTATCATCTTTAAACTTTTGAATTGCAATTACTGCAGACTCTAAACTAGCTTCTGATATTGCTGCTGCTGTACCTATATTACTTTGGTTACCATCTCCAACAGTTGGATGACTTGCACTAAATAATGGTTGTCCATCACCTTGTGCTGTGGTAAATCCTTCGTTATATAGCTTTGCAGCTTTTACTTGTTTAGTATTAGCCATTGCTCTGGCTAAACCTTTTGCTCTTAATTTAGCAAAAGTATCATAAAGGTTGTCTTCCATTGCTTCTTCTGTGATTGCAAAAGCTAAAGCAATAGTCTCGTTTGTATAACGAGCTGTAAAGCTTTCTCCTGCATCATCATAAACAACAGCAGCACCTTCGTTTTTAGTTGGAGCAGTACCAAATCCTGTAAAGAGGACTTCCTCTTCAAAAGACCTATCTGAATTTTCTATTTCATATAGTGGTAGATGCTCATCATTTACTTCTCCATATTCCATTCCAAAGACAGCATTTAATCCTGGAAGGAGTTCTTTGCTTATCGCAGCTCTATTTATTGGCATAATTTATCTCCTTTCCTAAGCTGATGAAACAGTTGCTGTTATATAATTATCCATATGTGAGTTAATTCTAACTTCATACCAAGGATATTGGTCAGTTACACCTGCTGATGCTCCTACACCTGTATCCCATGGTGCTCTTCTTATAACTCTCAAATGACTTGTTGCCTGTGTAGGACCAGAAGCATCTAAAACATAAGCACTTTGTCCAGTCTTATGACTTCCAGTTCCTAAAATATATGGTGCGTTTACCACACCAACACCTAATCCTGCAGAACCAGTTACTGTAGCATCTGCTTGGATAAAGAATGTTTGGTCAGGGTCACTTGCAATATGAATCTTAACGTCTGTAGCTGTGGTTCCACCTGTAAAACTTCTTGCGAACTTTTGCTCTCCACTAGCATTTACAAACTGTATTCCTTGAAACACTCCTGCACATTTAACTGTTACATTTGCAGGACAAGGTTTAATAGTACCTTGACTCTCTATTAAGATAGGGTCTCCTGTAAATATATCTGAAGGTATCAATGCTGAAGCCACCTTTGGACTTGCAGGTGTCAAATCAATAGTACGTATACCAGTAGAGTTGGAACCAGAACCATTTTTTTTGGCGAGGGCTAACCCTCTTGGTGCATTTACACTTGCCATAGTTCAATCTCCTTTATTGTTAATAAAGCAACAAAAGGATTACTTTTGAAAACTAGGTTGTCTACCTTTTGTTACTGTGGTTTTACTAGAATTAGAAATGGGCATACTAGAATTATTTCCTCTCATTAATTGACTATTAACTGCATCCATTAATTGGTCAGACTTATTCTGATAAAACTCATTTCTGCTTTGGAATAACTTGGTAGGTATCTTACCTAACG